CTGGTAGAAAGAAGATCAGCGAACAAGGTAGGACTATCCGAGCAAGGGTAGCCCCTATCCATGAGCAAGCATTGACCTTGGCAGGTAATGGTTCCTTGTCCGAAGGTATCCGCAGATTGGCAGAGAAACATTGGAGATTGATTCATGGAGAGCCAGATAGACCCAACAAAAGCAATTCAGTATTTGATCGACACCGCACCCTTGTACGCCAAAGCGAAAGCGGATCGCCTGTACTTGGAGGAGTTCAGAAAATCCAAGAAGGCTCACCTGATGAGCCAGGCAGGGACTGAAGTTCTGGGTAAACAAGAAACTTTTGCCTATGCCCATGCTGATTACATTGAAGTGCTAGAGGGCATAAGAGCTGCCGTGGAAAAGGAAGAGAAGTATCGGTGGCTAATGACCGCTGCCCAAGCAAGGATCGAAGTCTGGAGAACCAACCAGTACTCAGCCAGAATGGAAGTCAGGGCAACCCAATGAACAACAAGCTGAACAACAAGGAAAGATTCCACCTAGCTAGGGTGAAGATGCTTCCCTGTTCAGTATGTGATATGTCAGGACCATCAGAAGCCCACCATTACAAACAAGGTCTTCAATATACTTGCATAGCATTATGTCAAGACTGCCATACTAATTCAGTATTAGGTTGGCATGGTCAGAAAAGAATGTGGCATATTAAAAAGATGGATGAGATTGATGCGCTTAATAATACGATTAAACGATTATTAGAAAATCCACCCGAAAATAATAATGCTTTCTAATTTCTAAACTTTCAAAAACTTTGAGTTTCCAAAAATTGGTTAAATCAAGTTTCTAAAAAGTAAATGCCACTTTTTTGTAAAACTCACATTTTTAGGGTTTACCCTTAGTTTTTTGTAAGTTAGCACTCACTTCACCTGTTGGCAAACTATCACGGGAAACGCTTTGCAATGATGCACCTAGAATGCCATTAAAACCCGTTTTGAGCCGTTTTTTCGCTTAGTGCAAGGGTAGTATGCATGAAACCATAAAAACCGATTCTAGGCGCTTTAAGTCAATTTGCATGATGTGAGCGCTCACTTCAAAAACACTTTCAAAAAAACCCGCTTTTTAAGGCGGGAATTTATGGAAATGCTTTAAAGGTTATCGGCCAGCAGCCAAACTTCGCATTTGTATTTATAAACCCAATCAGTATTGTCAAAGGGTTTGATTGTCAAAAAGGTTTTACAGTTTATTGTGCAAACTGAAATTTTGATTATTTCCCCCAATAATGCTGGGTCACAATCATAAGCAACAACATTGCCAATTTTCATGGTTTCACCTCATCCTCAATTTCCATCCATTGTTCAATCATTTGGGTTCCAGCGCATAAAGTCGCTCTAATGCTATCAATCGCCATGCTTGCAGCATATTTTTGAAACTTATCGCCTTGAATGTATGCTTCAAGTACAGTTAAAGCACCAAAAACGCTGTTTATATCGTTGATGCCCTCATAAACCATAAACTCATTGAGAATTTTAGGATGTACTTTAGGGCTTTTGGGTTTTCTAGTAGTCATTTTAGCAATTCCAAAGAGTTTCAAGAGCGTCATCAAGGCCAATTCCATCATCAAAAGATGCTTTGGCGTATTCACCCCACCAATATCCCTCAACTTTTTTTGTCCGTGTGTTAACCCATATATTTGGGCCGCCAAAGGCCACTAAAACCCTTGCGCCTAAGTACTCACGCTTCCCATTGACAATATATTCAATGTCTAAAGCGTCAGTTAAGTAGTCAAAGGCGCTCATCGGCTCATCATCTATGTTTACCTCATCACCAAAGCCGTCAGTTATTGTGTGTGCAATGTGTTCAACTTGATCTTGCAAGCGTGTTTCAGTTTCTATTGTCATATTTCACCTATTAAAAAATGTGTTTACTTAACCAGGACATCAAAATAATGCAATAACCCTACGCAAAGCGCAAGGCCAATCACAATGGCTGCTAGATAGTCTAAAAAATCGTTTTTCATGCTGTGATGCCCTCAATGGCGGGAGAATCTGTACAAATGCAAGCAATACGCTCAAACTTTGGAGAGCCGTCTAATGTGCAAGCAATAAGGTTGCGGCCTGTGTGTGTATAGCTTTCAACACGCATTGATCGCCCTTGCACCTTAATGACTTGACCGATTTTGTATTGGCCTTTAGGAATAAATGCGAACCTCATGCCGTCACCTCTTTTGCTTGCAATTTGATAGACATAGACTCAAGGCCAAAAGCAAAAATTTGATCGTTATAGTTATCCCGATCATGGGCAAACCATGTACCAAAGCTGCTATTAGTTTTGCTTATGCGATAAACTTTGCCCTCACAATAGCCCACGTATTCACCTTTACGAAAGGCCGATCGTTCAATGTTAGGATAATTTCTCATTGCATCACCTCTTGAATGTCATACGCTTTGCACTCAAAGGAATAGCCCAAAGCCTGAATTTTCTTAAGAGCAGCGGAGGTGAGGGTAGATGTACCAGCAATAGAAGCAAAGAGCTTCGCCTGGTCACAGATAGGGTAGGCAACAACATTGCCATAAACCCGCTTGATTTCAATTTTGAGAGTCATGTAACACCTATTTAGTAGAAGCATTCCACTTGAATGCCATGTAATAGTAGCAACAAACAACAACAAAACCATTAGTACAAACCCTAGGTTTGCAAACTTTAAACCCTTAGGTAAAAACCCTTAGATACTTTGATTTTGTAGCTACAATTAGAAAAGAAAACAAGGGGGAAACCCACAACAAGGGATCCAGTTATGTAAGGGGATAGTAAAGGGGAATACATAAGGAACATAAGGGATAGGACAAAGGGTAGATCATTGATTGACCTATACATAAAAACAGATAGAGAAACCCTTTAGACCTTGATCTACTCTCACCCTTTGCGCCAGTGAGACAAGATGCGAATGCGAATCATTCTTATTTGCGTTACTGTATGGATCCACAGTAGGGTTTACCCTCATAGGGTTTCTACGTAAGTGTAGGGTTTACCAGTAAGGGTTTACCCCCCCCCCATGTGTAAAAGTGAGGGGGTGCTGTGGCAGGGGACATAAACACACATCAACATACCCTTCAAAGCTAAGACCCCCACCCACCCATTATCAGGACAAAGATAACCCTCCAAAAAATTTTTTTATAGTTTAGAATTTGTATCCATTAAATCAAGGAGAAGATATGGCAGGATTTCCTATGAGGAGAGCGTTGGAGAAGAAGATAGAAGAGCTTGGGGGGATAGAGTTCGTTACCGCACATATCTCCCAAGGAATGACCATAGGACGCTTGGCAGAGTTCATAGAGTGTTCTAGGCCCATGCTTTCTTTCTGGATCAACCATACTGATGAGCGTAGAGATGCGGTACTTGCTGCACGTAAGCTAAAGGCTGAGAAACTGGCAGAAGAAGCTTTGGATATTGCTGACCAAGCAGATGAGACAAGCAATAGTGGGGTCAACAAAGCTAGGCTCCAAGTTGACACCCGTAAGTGGATGGCCTCCAAGCTTGACCCTGAGAACTATGGAGACACTGCTAAGACCCAAGTCAATATCAGTCTAGGTGATCTGCACCTCCAAGCCTTAAAGCACATGGGTAAAGCCGAGCTAGTCGTGGAGACATTGGAAAACAATGGCACATAACCCGTTTATCCAGTTCATTACCCTATACAGGAATGACCCAAACCTGTTCGTTAAAGAGGTTCTAGGAGTAGAGCCTGATGATTGGCAACAAGACTTCTTGTCCGCCGTAGCCTCTGGTGAGAGGAAGATCTCTATCCGTTCTGGTCACGGGGTAGGTAAGTCAACCACCGCTTCTTGGGCAATGCTATGGTTCTTGTTGACCAGGTATCCCGTCAAAGTTGTGGTGACTGCCCCTACTTCTGCCCAACTGTACGATGCTTTGTTTGCCGAGCTAAAGAGGTGGGTCAAAGAACTACCCCAACCTATCCAAGACTTACTTGATGTCAAACAAGAGAGAATCGAGCTAAAGGCTTCCGCTACCGAGGCTTTTATCTCTGCTCGAACCAGTAGAGCTGAACAACCCGAAGCCCTACAAGGTGTCCACTCTGAGAACGTCATGTTGGTAGCGGATGAGGCTTCTGGTGTCCCAGAGGCAGTATTTGAGGCTGCTGCGGGTTCTATGTCTGGTCATAACGCTCTAACCATCCTACTTGGCAATCCAGTACGTAGCTCTGGCTTCTTCTTTGACACCCATAATCGTCTAAAAGATGAGTGGTGGACTAAGCGGGTATCCTGTATTGACTCTACTCGGGTGAGTAAAGAGTATGTAGAAGACATGAAATCCCGCTATGGCGAGGAAAGTAACGCTTATCGGATCAGGGTTCTGGGTGAGTTTCCAAGGAGTGATGATGACACGATTATCCCAATGGAACTGCTTGAGTCTGCCAAACACAGAGACACCAGAGCCTATGAAGACGCTCCCATTGTCTGGGGACTAGACGTAGCGAGGTTTGGATCTGACTCTTCTGTCCTTTGTAAGCGTCAATCTAATGTTGTCCACACCCTAGAGCGTTGGAGGAACCTAGACCTGATGCAGTTAACAGGTGCAGTAGTCGCCCAATACGAAGCCTGTGACCACAAGAGCCGCCCTACAGAGATTCTGGTTGACTCTATTGGCCTTGGCGCTGGTGTTGTTGACCGACTAAGAGAACTAAAGTTGCCATGCCGTGGTATTAACGTGTCCGAAAGCCCTGCTATGGGCGGCACTTATCTCAATCTTCGTGCGGAACTATGGCACAAAACCAAGGCTTGGCTTGAGAAACGGGACTGCAAGATACCAAATAACGAAGATTTCATTGCTGAACTGGCGACTGTAAGGTACACCTTTACATCTAACGGCAAGATAAAGATCGAATCTAAAGATGATATTAGACGTAGGGGTTTGAAATCTCCTGACATGGCTGACGCTTTTGTCTTGACATTTGCCTCCGATGCCGCCACCATCTCTTGGGGGTCTAACAATACTTGGAGTAAACCGATCAAAAGGTTGATTCGAGGCTTGGTCTGATTGCCGTTGCCATTGAGAGAGTTTAGAGCTACCCTAAAAAAGTAGCTCTTTTTTTTATTAGCACAATATGGTAGTATTGCGCAACCTATATTGGAGATTCCTATGAAAATGGATGAAGCAGCCAAGAAAATTGGCAAGGTAATGGGCGAGTACAAGCGAGGCAAGCTCAAGTCTTCCTCTGGTGACAAGGTTAAATCACGTGACCAAGCTATCGCTATTGCAATGAGCGAGTCTCGTGCTATGCCTAAACGTGGTGGTAGAACTGCAACCAACCGAAGCAAAAAGTAACTTAAGGAAAAATTATGTCTTTCTTAACAAGAGATAACAATGGAAATACCATCCCCAATGTATTTAGGATTGGTACAACACAAGTTTTTACAGTAACAAATTCTAGTGTTGCAAGTACCGCTTTTGCGGCCTCAACAACTCATGTTCGAGTTGCTTGTTCATTAGGTCATAGTCATATACAGATTGGTTCTGCACCAACTGCAAGTATTACGACAAGCCCAA